GGCGGCTACGACCGGGCTGGCGTCAAGCCGCGATCCGCGCTGGTGGGGGACAACGCCGTGGGCACCCTCAGCGGCTCTGATCTCGTCAAGGTGCTTGGCGTCAGTAGCGCCACCGCCGCCGGCCAGGTTGTCACGCCAGACACCGCCATGCGCGTGTCCGCCGTCTACGGCTGCGTGTCGCTGCTCGCGGGGGCCATCGCAACCCTGCCCGTGGGAATCTACGAGCGCAAAGGGGCCGAACGCTCGCGCGCCGACCACGAATACACCTGGTGGCTCAACGAGTCCGCGAATGAAGACATGACGTCTTCAGAGGCGTGGGAGTACCTGATCGCCAGCAAAATGTTCTACGGCGACGGGTTCGGCGAACTGCTTCGCCCAAGCCACCGCAGCGCACGCATCACGGGCCTGCAGCCGCACCACCCGCTGGACGTGACACCGTTCCGCGACAAGGCCGGCATCAAGCGATTCCGCCTGTGGGACGCAACCACTGCCGAATGGCGCGTGGTGGACAGCGCCGACATGATCCAGCTCACGAGCCTGGGGTTTGATGGCTTGCGCAGCCCGAGCCCTATCACCTACGCCGCGCGCGAAGCCATCGGGGTGGCGCTTGGGTCCGAGCGCTACACGGCGCAGTTCTTCGGCGGCGGCGCCACTTTCGACTACGCGCTCAGCACCGAAGCCAAACTCAACACCGAGCAGATCACGCAGCTGTCTCAAACACTGATGACGTCATACAGCATCAGCGGCAACAGCCGCGCGCCGCTGATGCTGACGGGCGGCCTGAAGCCGGCCCAACTCACCGTGAATCAGAAGGACGCCGAGGTCTTGGCCACGCGGCTCTTCACCGTCGAGGAAATCTGCCGCATCTTTGGGGTGCCGCCGCACATGGTCGGGCACACCGACAAGACCACAAGCTGGGGCTCTGGGATCGAGCAGCAAGGCATCGGCTTCGTGCGCTACACGCTGCAGCGACACCTGACGCCTATCGCCCAAGAGCTGAACCGAAAACTGTGGCCCACGCGGTCGCGCTACTTTGTCGAGCATGTCACCGCAGCGCTCGAGCGCGGCGACCTCAAGAGCCGCTACGAGGCCTACCGCATCGCCCTGGGCCGCGCGGGGGAAGCTGCATGGATCGACGAGCAGGAAATCCGCCGCCTGGAGAACATGGCGCCAAACGACAGCCTGCGCCGCAATCCTGGCGCCAATGACACCGGAGCCCAAGATGCGCCGCAATAACCTCCTGCAGTTGCTGGCCGACAACCGCCGGCCCTACACACCCATGGCACAGCGCATGCAGCGCAATGCGGCCGGCAACGAGGTCACGCTGTACCTGTACGACCCCATCGTCGAAGACCGCTGGATGGCCGAGATGTTCGGCGGAGTGTGCCCGCAGGACTTCGTGCCCGCCGTGCGCGCCATCGACGCCGAACAAATCCACCTGCGCGTCAACTGCCCCGGCGGCGACGTGTTTGCGGCCGAAGCCATGTGCGAAGCCCTGCGCGAGCACCCCGCCAAAGTGCACGCCCACATCGAAGGCCTGGCCGCCAGCGCGGCAACCGCCATCACCTGCGCCTGCGACCGCGTGCTCGCCACATCGGGCAGCAAGTTCATGATCCACGAAACGTGGACCATCGGCATGGGCAGCAAGTCTGAATTCAGGCGCCTCGCCGACCTGCTGGAAAAGGCCGACGAAACCATGCTGCAGGAATACCACCGCCGCAGCGGGAACAGTCTGGACCAGTTGCGCGCGTGGATCGAGGCCGAAACCTGGTTCACCGCCGATGAAGCCAGAAACGCCGGCTTTGTGGACGAAGTGAAGACGAGCGCCAGCCGCGCCCAGGCGCGTGCCGACGCCCGACCATGGGCGCTCAGCGCCTACGCCAAAGGCGCGGATGTCGTCGTGCCCGCCGACATGCCTGGCCAGGACAACACCGAGCCCACCACACCGGCCGCGCCGCTGGTGGATGAAGATACCCGCAGCCGACAGCGACAGCGCGTGCGCGTCGCTTCCCTTCTGCTCCCCGTCGTGTAGCGCACTCGCGCACCCGAGCCCGGCCCACCAATCGGTGGGCCGTTTTCATTGACCCATCCGAAAGGAACCGCACCATGAGCAAACTCGCTCAACTGCGCGAGCGCCGCAACGCCAAGGCCCAGGAGGCGAACGCGCTCAATGGCAAGTACCCCGCCGACCAGCGCATGCCTCAAGACGAGGCTGCCAAGCTCGACGCCGCGCTCGCCGAGATCGAAGCCATCGACGGCGACATCATCCGCGAGAAGCGGCTCGCAGACCTGGCCGGAGACGACGCCGCCAGTACCGACGCGCTGCGCGACAAGCACACCCGAACGCCAGGCGCGCACCGCGGCGAAAAGGTCGAAGGCCAGGCCCTGCGCGCCTTCCTGACCGGCGGCCTGCAGGCGCTGGATGACACCCAGCGCCAGCGCATGCAGAGCCGGCAGAACGAAGACATCCGCTCCGCCATGAACACGCCGCACATCCGCGGTGCCATGTCGGTCGGCACGCCAGGCGAGGGCGGCTACACCGTTGCCACCGAGTACGACCGCGAGCTCGAACAGGCCATGAAGGCGTACGGCGGCATGCTGGAGGCGGCGCAGATCTACAACACCGCCACCGGTGCGTCGATCCCGTTCATGACCAACGACCCCACGGCCGAGGTCGGCGAGATCGTCGGCGAGAACACCGGCGCAGCCCTGGGCGAGACCACGTTCGGCACGCTGGCCCTGGCCACCTACAAGTACAGCAGCAAGAAGATCGCGCTGCCGTTCGAGCTGGTGCAGGACTCGATGCTCGACATCGAAGCCTTCGTGCAGGATCTCCTGGCGATGCGCCTGGGCCGCATCTACAACACCCACGCGACAACGGGTGACGGCAGCGGCAAGCCCTATGGCATCGTCACCGGCGCAACGCTGGGCAAGGCAGGCGCCTCTGGCCAGACCACCACCGTCCTGTACGCCGATCTGGTGGACCTGGAGCACAGCGTCAACCGCTCCTATCGCAGCATGCCCGGCGTGGGCTGGATGATGGCCGACAGCTCGCTCAAGGTGCTGCGCAAGATCGTGGACGGTAGCAGCCGCCCGATCTTCGTGCCGGGCTACGAGACGGGCAACCCTGGCGGTGCACCCGACCGCCTGATGGGCCGGCCGATCATCATCAACGACGACGTGGCAGCGATGGCCGCCAGCGCGAAGAGCATCCTCTTCGGCGCCTTCAAGAAGTACAAGGCGCGGCGCGTGATGGACCTGACGCTCTTCCGCATGACCGACAGCGCCTTCACGCTGAATGGCCAGGTGGGCTTCGTCGCGTTCAACCGCATGGGCGGGCGCCTGATCGACGTGGGTGGTGCCGTCAAGTACTACCAGAACGCGGCCAGCTGATCTGGCGGCCTGTACCCCGGACCGTGTAACGCGGTCCGGGGTGCCACTTCGACAGGACACACCCAATGAACAAACTCACATCAGCCTACGTGCTGTGCGACGTGCCAGCACACGGGGCAAAGGCAGGCCAGATCCTGGAGGCCTCCGCAGCGCTTATCAAGGCATTGCATGACGACGGGAGCGTGGACCCACTGAAAGGCGCGCTGGATGCCGCACGAGCCATCGGCGCTGTCAGCGTGCGCAGCACCGTCGAATTGGCAGCCGAACAGGCAGCCGAGCAGACGCCTGCAAAGCGTGGCGCAAAGAAAGGCGCCGCCGAAGAAGCAACCTCTGCTGAGCCGGCGGCTGACGACGCCGCCATCGGCTGACGAACAGGAACCGCCATGACGATCCGCCTGCTGACCCCGTACCCGTACCAGAGCGCGATTGCGGTCTACCAGATTCCGGCTGGCGCGATCGTTGACGTGTTCGACACGGCCACCGAGACAGGCCTGATCGCCGGCAAGATGGCCCAGGCCAGCGTGGCCAGTGTCACGTGGACTCCGCCCGACGAAAGCGCCGTCTACAACACACTGACAGATGCGCAGATGCGAGGGCTGCGCGATGGAAACATCGTCGACGCAGACGGCGGTGTGCACGCGCTAACTGAAGCCATCAGTGAAGTGCTGGCCAACCCCAGCGCGACGACGCAGATCCTGACCGGCGCCGGCGAGTACTTCGCGTACCGGTGCACCGTGGCGGCAGGCAACATCACGATCTACGACAACACGGCGAGCAGCGGGAAGTTGCTGGTTCCGACGACTGCGCTGGCTCTGGGAACTTTCCCGATCTTTGGTGCGGGGATCAGCAAGACGCTGCAGGTCGACAACGGCATCCGCGTCGTGCTGAGCGGCGCGGCCACGGTCTACATCAGCCGGCTGGTGTACTGAGATGGCGGAGTACTGGGTCGATCCGCTGAACGGCACCGACGCAAATGCCGGCACGGTGCTGGGGTCTCCGAAGAAGTCGTTGTATTCAGCCTTTACAGCAGCAGCGGCGGGCAGCTCGATTCATCTGGCTGCCGGGCTATGCCACCCAGCGGGAACCAGCGGCACCGCGAATGATCTCAGCTTCGTGAGCTCCGAAGGGTTCATCCAAGGCGCCGGCAAGGCGGGCATTGTCATCGACGGCTACGACGCTGGGTACGGCTACGACCGACCAGTCCTTGACGGCATGGCGTGGAGCAACCCCGGGGATGTCGGGTGGTCGCATGTCGGGTCCGGCGTATGGAAACTGCAGCCCGCCGGCGCAAGCGCTTATGTGCGCAGACTTTGGATCGACTCCAGAGCCAACGGGCTGCTCATTGCAGACCGCCGGCTCGGCACATCTGCGAGGCGCTGCGACGACGCCGCACCCGGCGAGCCGCCCACGTTCCACGCAACAGAGGCGGCAGTAATCGCCGCACTGACTGCCGGGGTTGGAATCTGGTACGGCACGAGCAACAACGGGGATTTCTCCGCTGCGCCCTGGGCGCTGTACATGTACACCGGATCGACGACGGTGGACCCCGCCACGTTCTACGGCGGAATCGCATGGGTACAGATAGGCGTCAGCGCCGCGAACCTCGTCTGGCGGAACGGCGCAGATGGTGGGCAACTGCGCGATGTCGTCGTCCGAGGGACCGCCGCGAGCTACGGCACCGGCATCGGAAACCTTTCCAGCGGCGGGATCGCTGGGCTGCTGCTGCTCAATGTGGGCATCGAGGCATACGGTCTGTCCGGGCTGGAGATTGCGGCAAAAGGGGCGTCCGGCTATCTGGTTTCTGGCGTCGAAGTTCGCAATGTAACTCTGGACGCCAAGACATCCGAGAATGAAGTCGAACTCGGCGCAAACGAGTTCTACGAGGGCATCGACGACGTTGACATAGGGCAATGCTCGGGCGTCTCAATTCGGGGCTTGACCGTACACGCCCACGCATCTACGCACAGTGTGCTGTCGATTGGAAACCTCAGCACCGATGCCACGTATCAGGCCACGAACGTGACGGTTGAGGATTTCAGTGTGGTCGTCCCGCCGTATTCGAGGGACGCCCGTGCGCTAGGCATATCTAGGGGGCTGAATGTTGCGCTGACTCGCGGTGAGATTCGCGGTGGCTCAACCAGAGCGCAGATCGCAGGGCAGAACGTCAGGGTCAGTGCTGTCACCCATCGCGATCTGTCCCCGGGCGGCACTCAATTCACCGGGAATGATGTGGAAGGTGTCTGGCTGGTGCGGGAGGCGACGTTATTCGCCACGAACAACATCAGGATCGAGAACTGCACGGTCGACGCCAGAAACTGGGCCTCTTGTGGAAGTGCGTTCGCAGTGACGCGCAATACTGGAGGGTACACAGGCCCGGCGCCGGGGACGGTGTTTTTCCACAACAACCTCTCCATCCTGCGCCCAGATCAGTCGATGTTCGGGGTCGGCGTATCGAACAACACAGGGCCTGAATTTGGCACAGCCCGTGACCAGACCTACGCCGGGAACGTCGCCATCAGTGCCGATACTACGAGGGCTGCACAACTGTGTGCCTACAAGA